ACGAATTGAATTTGTTGCTGGTAAACGGACTGGACGATAATCTAAACTATCACGCAAAACATATGATGTACCGTATTGCGAACTATAAACAGGAATGTTTCCGTAATCAGGATATGAGGTTACAGTAAAGTACCCTGCGCCAGTTGATGAGAAACTATCAAAACGAACAAGAAGATTACCTGTTGGTGCAGATTGACCAGCTTTCAATTTAATTGCTGCATGATCGTAGTAAGAATCACGTTGTCCTGTATCCAAAACATAACGACTCGTAACGTTTGTTGCAGTTGCAAGATTTGCAGTAGTGATTCTGGAATTACCAAAATCAAAAATAGAATTAATACGAATAACGTCTGAAACAAATATTTGTTGTGGAGCTCCTGGCGTCTTTACTACCGTATTTGATGAAATATGTACTTGTCCGATTGTTGAGAACAAAATAACAGCACCGTTACCAAACACATCAGTAATTGTTGTTCCTGTTGCAGTTGCTACGTTTTGTGCAGCAGGAACAAGAGTTTTATTTCTTTGACTTGACGTTGAGACATCAATTGTAGCAATAATGTTAGCTTTAAATGATGAGCCAGCACCAGTTACTGTTAAATCTGCACCAGAAATGGTATATAAATCTGGAGACAAAACTTGTCCAGCAAAATAGCCGGTGCCAGTCGGATCAGTAACAATAACTGTGTAATTATCCAATTCTGATGTAATTGTGCCAGCAGGTGAAAGTGCTTCTCCAGTATCAACTGTCAGAGTTGTCTTACCTGTTACATCAAAAGTTTGACCTGTTCCTGAACCAGAGAAAAGTTTCTTATAAGAGTAAACGTAATCTGTAATACTGTTATTTGCAATATAACTTTCACCTAATGGAAAAATTAATCGCTCAAATTGAGTATCGGAAATAATTATATCGCCAAATGCTGAACCTAAATCTTTTGAACGCTGATCCAAATTAATAGCAAATGTCGGACGATTTGTTGGAGTAGCAGCATTCACTACCATACTCTTAGCATCATTAAACTCAAAATCAATTGCCCACGCTGATGATGAAGAGTTCGCTGCTACGGCAGTATTTGCTGCGATAGGAGCAGTCAAGAATGGTTCATCTAAAGTTACAGTTTGGTTTGTACCATTGTAGTTAATAATTGTTTTTGCCGGCTCATTAGAACCTGGTCCTGTCGTAATTCTAAATCTTGCACCAGCATATGCATTATTGACGTTACTAAACCAGTTTGCAAGACTGTTTGCAATTTGAATAGTAGTTACGTTAATCGTATTGTTTACAAATCCTGTAATCACATTACTTGTGCTTACATCAAACAGATATGATCGATAAATGTAAGTATTTGCATTTGATGTGTTTGCAGACGAATCATATGCGATTGTCTTGATTCTTGCTGTACCAATTTTAGTATTTGCAATTTTACCTGCTGTTGCTCTTTCAATGCTTGCGTTTGAAATGCAATGTAAATCAACTAAATCAGTTCCGCCAACTGGTGGCGAACCATGAATGGTGTTAGCATAAACATATCCACCATAATCAACGGCAATTCTTTTATTTGAAACAGATTCGGTAGTTCTTGGCTTATCGAATGTGATTACTGTGGGTGAAATAGTTTCAAACTCATATCCATAACAATATGCTTTACCTGGTGATAGAATAACATTTGCTTGTGCGGAGTTAGCTGCACTTGTTTCTAAAGAAAGCTTAAACGGTTTAACTGTGTAATTACCAGATTCGTCAAATGTTCTACGTGCAAGTGTGTCTTCTAAAACTGAATATAATGGATACTTGGCATCTTTGATAAGCTGTCCAGCTTCAAGTTGACCCAACTCAATGAATTCTTTGGTATCGGTAGAATCTAATGCTCTTGTTGTCAGCGTTAATGTAATTTTATAACGATCTGCACCTGGCGCTTGATAGTTACTTGCGTTCTGTGCTGGATCTAAAAGAGAAGTATCTTCTGATGCATTAACAATTGTTTCTGTGACTTCAAAACCAACACGAACGTTTGCATCTGCTCCTGAGTATTTTGAAAGTGCTACAGTTTGTGGTAAATTTTTAATGAAGAAACCTTCGTAGTAGAAGACTCCCTCATTTACAGAGTATGTTTGACTTGCACCAACGCCTGATGCAGCAATGTTTGCATAAACGGGATTAGTTTCAAGTGTACGAATTGTTTCTGTGCCTGTAAATGGATCACCAAAAGACTGCTGAACAATTAAAGTTTTTGGCTCACTGGTTGTAGGATTTGACTCATAAACTTTTAAAACTTCGGCACGTTTAGTTGGATTTAAAACGTTATCAACAATTGTTTTGCCTTCAAATTCACTTACATTAACAGTTGTTTCTGCATATGCTGAAGAAAGATTTAGATAAGTTGCTGTTTGTAATACAGTTTGACCACCAGTAATTAACGAACCATTTTTAAAAACATGATTACCAAAACGGCCAACTTGATTCTGCAAAAGAGTTTGAAGTTGTGTTAATTCTCTGGCTTGAACTGCATATCCAGGCTTAAACAAAAGACGAAGAAATAACTTATCTTCATCAAAGTCATCGTAGTATGGATTTACATTAAAATTAGTATTGATAGCCATTAATTAACCTTTAAAATCTAACGACAAGTTTTAAGTTTTCTGCTTGACCATCCTCGCGGTCAACAGATAAAATATTTTCTGAGTACAAAATATCGCCCGAATATGGTTGCAAATCTGGATTATCCGAACTTGAAATCGTTCTCTGTGTACCCGAATTTGCGCCAATCAGTGTCGCACCAACATCAAATGTACCAAATCTGTTTGAAATTTTAATAACATTTCCTTGCTGATCAACAACATATCCGTAAGCTTTTGCTGTATTTGCGCTAGTTCCTTGATACACATATTCATTGATTATATAACTAGCACCAGAAAGAACGTTGACATTTGATGATTGCACCACAACAGTGTTTGCATTTGCAAATGTAACAGACGTATTTTCACCATATTTATGCGGATTAATTAACAATCCAAACTGCCTAAAATTGGTATTTGACGATATTCTACCGCCCTCAGTAGAATCAGCTTCACCGATGATTACTGCAACCATAACATTATTTGCACCAAGTTCTTTGGCAGAATTATACGCATGTCCATATTTTGGAGGTAAAATTACACGAGTGTTTGCACCTGTTCCTGATCCAAAAATGTATGCGTTTGCGTAACTATAATTTTTACCAATTGTTGTAACTTTTAATGATGCAATGTTTGCTTGTGGCGCAGTTGCATTAATGCTTGTATTTGATAATGTTGCATTTGCAATTGCGCCAGTTCCATCACCATCAATGTAAACTCTAGTGGAAACTGAAATTCTATTTAACGTGTTTGCACCACCACCACCGGTAGAAGTTGCTGTTGATATTGTAATGTAACCATTAGCATCAGAAATTGACGTAATATATGTTCCCGCAACAAGACCTGTTCCAGAAATGGACATGTTTGCAAGATTTGCTAAAGAAGTGATATTGAAAATCTCACGAACAATCGTCGTATTCGATAAATTTAAATATTTTTGACCTGATGAAAAATTATTGACAACAATATTGCTTGCTTCACGATAATTTTGTCCATTTGCAGTAACTATAATAGAAACCAATTCACCGTCAATAACTCCAGAAACATCTGTTCCATAACTTAGCTGTGAAACTGAAGTTGGCGCTGGCATCCAATCAGTATTTAAAAATTTATTTGAAGCACCAATATTGTACATGTACTTCCAAATATAACCATCTACAGCTTCAATGTTTCCGTTTGATGTTGAATAGTCACCCGTAGGCTCAATAGTTGAATTTGCTGTAACGCCATTCGATGAGATTGCGTTTGAAACGCATTTATAAACATTTCTAGCAGACGTTATAACGTATATTGGTTTCAAATTCTGCGATGTATTTGAAGATAGCAATTCATCTGCTGGAATTGTGTCATCATATTGACGATATTTTGTGTTTGCTGTCCAAACAACTTTAGGAACAACCAACTCAAGATCGCCGCCCGTAACTTTCTTTGCGGCAATCATATTATCCCAAGAATTCTTTTCCGTTTTTACTGTATCTTCAATTGAATCTGGCAATGAATCGTTTGCGTATGGTGTATTTTTACCAATAAAAATGTATCCAACGGTACCGCCTGTCGTCAGCGTAAATCCATCTCTAAAATCTTTAGCTGCAATATAAGAAAGTTTTTTTGTAGTTACTGAAGTCATAGTTGATATTTATGTTAGAATAATTACGGTTTGTGCATTTGCAACCGTATTAAACGGTGTCGAAACCGTTAGCATTGTGTTGCTAATAATGCTGTTGACTGTACGAACTACGTTATTAACAGCAATACTTGAGCCTATGGTCAGAATTCCTAAAGAGTTTGCAAGATTAAATTTCGTTGAAGTGCCCACAACAAAAATCGTATTATTAACATTAACTGTACCAGAAACAGCTTTTCTGACGGTAACATTTGCAACTTGAATTACAGTATTTTCCGCAACAATACTTTCTTTGTTATACAAGCCATAATCAATATAACCAGCTGGATGAATCAATTGACGGAAAATTTCTTTGTACTTTGAGAATTCTTTTTTAGATGAAAGCACATATGAAAAATCAATGTAGTAGTCTCTACCCTGGAGTTTTCTATCTAAAGACGAAAGTATTGAATCTGTTGTTTTCCAACGTCCAGCAGATTCAACAATAACAGTTTCAATCTCAACATTACCATTTGCACCAGATCCAGTGTCAGACTGAAAAAATACTTGTGGAATATAGCGGTAACGTTCACCTGGATATGTAACAGCAACTTCCAGAATTTCACCAGGAACACGTGTTCCAGCAGCACTTAATTGTTCACCATCAGACACGCAACAAAGAATTTCAATGTTGGCTCCAGAGCCGGTTGGAGAAGAAATTGAAATACGAGGAAAATTGTTCTGTACGTAATTTATTCCACCAACAGGAAGTTTTTCATACAAACCAACTTTACGATTTGTTGATGTCGTTGTGAACGCTACATTAACATTAACACGAGTTGCACTTGAAATTGCATTAACAACTCTAGTTTCGTTGTTCACGATGATTCTATCACCGACACGCAGTTCTGTATCAAAGCTTGTTCCTGTTCCAACTATAGTAACATTGGATGCTTGAATATTTGCAGTTCCTGAAATTCTTGGAGGCTGCATATCAATTCTTGATACGCCTCCAGAAGAACTCACTCTACTAACAACTGCGGCTGCTCCTTCACCATAAGTTCCTAATGGATTGGGACCAAAAATAACCTCATCACCCGGAACATACCCTGTGCCGCCAGCATTAACAATAATTCTGCCAATTCCTTTAAGTGACTTTACACTTCTTTCTGGTAATGCAGGAACAGGTAAAAAAGTTGCACCGTTTGCATCTAATATAGGATTAACGTTTGCAACACCAGTTGCGCTTACTAATGTCAACGAAGTGATCGATCCGACAGTCAGAGTGTCAAATGAAAGTGTATCAATAATTTTTGTGTTTAGATTTTGTGATGCAACAATTGTTGAAGGAAATCCATAACTTGCGCTAGAGAGTACCACGTTTTCTTGATTTGCAACAATGTCTGTTGCAACAACATATGTGTTTGCTCCAAACTGTCCAGTTGTGTCAATCTGATTAACTACGATGGTAGCAATTTGATTATTAGGACTTAATGTTACCGGAGAAAGTGCTGTAAAAATTGCACCACCCGCAAGAACGTTTGCGTTAGTAATTCCGCCCGAAAAAACTGAAGTGACTTCACCAACAGCAGGTGCTGTAGCACCACCACCAAGAATAATTGCAAGATCGCCTACTCGATAACTTGAGCCACCATTTTCAATATTAATTTTACGAACAATCGAAAATGTTGATGCACGTATATCTAAGACTTGGCCATCAGCATCGAGAATTGGTATTGTTAAATCTTCACCATTTAAAAATGTGCCTTCAATACTTCTCTTACTGACAGTAAGTTCAACAGGAAAACCCAAGTTAATTTCATCTGTAACAATTCTTTTTCGTGCATCTTCAATAATGGCAGTTGCACCAGATGATACGCCAGCCACTTTTCTGTTTCTAAACAGTACGATATTGAAATCAGTATATAAAACAATAATTTCCGAATCTGCTGGTGGAGCAACATCAAAAACAAGTTTACTGTATTCTTTTAAAAGGTAGTATCCTGTTGTTTGAACTACGCCATTAATTGAAACTTGAATCTCATCATTATTAACCGGCTGTGCCAAATTAAAGATTTTTGTTGCGCCATTGCCAGAATAATAACCAAATATATTTTGGTTGATGCGAAGCTTACTATCAATTGTCCATTTACCATCGGATGCACGTAGTATGTTATCACGCGGATAAATGATTTCTAATTCTTCACCAAATAATAAACGGAAAAGAAGTTGAAAAGATTTTTGTGAACCCTTTGAGAGGTATATCGGTAAAGCTTGTTTAATTAATATTTCTTTGTTGATTGCAGATTCTTTAGGAAACAATGTTGCAAACGTATTGAAAAAGTTGTCTTCAAACTTATCGATAGAAGCATCAACATCTTTAATATCACGCAATTCTTTAGCTTGCGTAATCAAATCATTTTTCTCTGTTCCCTGTTTTTGCTCAAGAAATTCATAATATGCTTGTAAGAAGTTTACAAACAACGGATATTCGTCCCGAATAAATTCAGGAACTTGATTATTTACAAGGACAGAAGTTTTTAAATTTGTTACCATTATACTTGTTCTAATGTAGACGTAATCGCAGTTGGATCAGTTTCGTCCAATGTAATAATTGTATTTCTGATTGTGCTGATTAAACCCTTTTCGGACTCTATACTTAGACGAATAAATCCATCTAAAGATGCCACGGAAAGAATACGAATGTCTGTTAATGTAATTACGCCATTGTTGTAATCAATTGTACCAGCATTTTCAGTAATAGTTTGTTTTTGAGAATTCGTATCGTAGTATACTGTGCTTAGTGTTCCTATTCTGGCATCAATCACTGCTTCCGCAGTTCCACCAAAACCATTTCCACCGCTAATTGTGACCGTTGCTCGTGTATAATTAATTCCGCGATTAATTACTGTTACGTTGTTCAATCTTCCGTTGACAATATTTGCAACAGCGGTAGCGCCAGTGCCATCTCCGGTAATCGTAACCGTTGGCGTTTCTGTATAATTTTGACCAGGATTTAAGACGTTGATTGAAGATACTCCAGAAAAAGATTGCGGAATCTCTTCAAATTGAACCTCTTGTATGGCGCCATCAGAATCAAACACGCTAAATGGCGTTGAAACTAATTTATTACTGATTGTTCCTCTATGAAGTGGTACATTAAAAACGATTGTGTATGGTTTAGATTCGCCTAATGTAGGTTTAAATCTTTTCTGTACACGTATACTAACTTCTGAACCTACGATTGAATTTGTGTCAACACTATCAATATCATCTTGGAGTTTTGATAGTATTAATGTAGATTCAAATTTATCAAGATATTGCGATTTATAATTTAATACTGCATTACGAACTGCAATTTTTAACTGCTCTTGTGTTAAAATTGTCTTTTTAGGATTATATAATACGTTTGATGAAATCAGCAAATACAAAAATTCAGGATCACGAATGACTGTATTTACAGCAACAATAGCTTTAGGCTTAATTACTTCATCAATAATTCTTTGCTTTTCCGCTTCTGAAATAAAATAGTTTTGTTTTGGTTTAAGAGAAACAAAAACTGTTCCATAAATTGGAGGTATCTCATCTTCGCCACCCCAAACTGAAACAGAGTCTACGGAAGGATAATTTTTCTTGATGTATGATTCATAATCTTTATATGTTACCAAACGATTCTGTGTGGTAAATTGTAATGGCGCTGAAAATTTAATTTCATCAACACTTTCTCTTTCTGCTCCACCAGATGCAGCGTTTACTGGGTTAATAATAAAGTCCGTTTGAACACCGCCCAACGAATCTGCGAGAGTTTCTGTTGCAACAAAGTTATTCGCTTTGTTTGCAACTTCTCCATTTGTTATGAGATAATTTACATTAACAATTGAACCATCAGATATTTTTTTACCTATGACATCGTTACCAAAATAAATTTGATATTGTCTATTTTTACCTTCTTGTAAGTAAAACACCTCAGATGTTGTTTGTGTATTACTTGCATCTGTAGCCAAAGAATATACTGAAATTTCTGTATTTGAAGAATTCGGTTGTACGGTAACAGTAACAGTTGAAGTGTCAATGTCTGTATCAGGTAAAGTAAATACTTGTTTAGGATTTGTTGATTCGTTATGCGTAAACAAATAACTTACAAGTTGACCCTCGTATATCGGCAAACTTAAAAAAGTAAAATCACTATTAGCTTTTTGTACAGTAGTTTCACTAAGAGTCACAAAGCCATAGCTTACGCCATCTATTTGATTAGAAAGAAAACGGAAACCTTTTGGTATGCTCAAAGTTGATGCTGTAGATGTTGAAGTATTTACTGTGAAGTCGATCAATGCTCGTGGAGCTTTACGTGAATATGGAACATAACCTAAAGTTTTTGCTTGAGACACAACAGAATCACGTAATAAAGCAGTATCTAAGAACGATTCGTTTGCAACCATATTCAGATAATATGCTTGATAATGTGTATTGTATGCAAGAACGTCAAGCAAAATATTAAGACCAGATCCTTCAAAATCGTAGTCTGTAAACTCACTCTGTTGATTTAAAAATGTTTTTAGATTTTCCTTGATTGTATCAAAATCAAGTTCGGTTACGGTTAGACGGTCAGCCATTTTTATCTAATTCTCTCTAAGAAGAAATCAATCGTAATTGGATTTGGACTATTGATTATGAAAAAAGTCATCGTTACATTATATCGGTTTTCCTCAGGATAAGCAGTTGCGTTTACGCTAGAAACTCTTACTCTGGGTTCATAATTACCAATCGTTTCTTCAATTGCTCTTTCAATCTGAGACGCAATGATAGGATCAATATTTTCAAATAAAAGATTTCTTAAACTGCTACCTATTTCTGGTCTAAAAGGTTTCTCAAAATGATTTAAAGAAACTAAATTTTTGACAGCATTAATTACTGCGTATTCGTTGACATGTTTAGTCACATCTTTTTTGATTGGATGAATATTAAAATTTAAATCCAAGTCTCTAAATGATCGCTCAGAACTTATTCTGACGTTTGGAGATGTTATTGTAGTTGTCATCTTTTATTTATTCTAGTTTCCAATGAAGACTGTGCCGGAACCAGTCTCTATTGTTCCTGTATCTGGACCATTAGTTTCGCTATCATTATCTCTTGTAGTATCGCCGATTCGTGCCGCACCTTTTGTTCCTCTGTTCACATTTACTGTTTTACCATTAATTTTTATGTCGCCAGTAACATTCAAGTTATAATCTCCATCAACATATACATTAACATCACCTTGAATATAAACAGCATCATCTCCAACAACCACAGTAAACTTATCTTTCTCTACTCTTTCGGAACGAGAACCATCTGGTCCCCACTCAACATAAGAACCAGAACGATGATAGATGTGTACACGTTCTGCATTTTTTGTATCATCAAATTCTAGCGCATGACCAGACTCTGATTCATATACATTGTTATATGGATACTTTGCATTGTAATATGGCGCAGGCTCAACTTTGTTTAATCTTTTATCTTTCTTCGACTGAACAATCTCAGAGGGATAACCAGCATCATTTCTTGTAAGCCTTGAGGTCGTAGGCTCATCAAGCTTACGTGGATAATTTATTGCAGATTCATATGGTTTTACTGGAGCATTGTTCAATTCGACTTGTGTTCGTGGATCGTTGAATCCGTTTTGACGGTTCGCTTCTTTTAAAGGTATGCCAGGAAACATACCCAACATAACAAGTTCTTGTGCATTTTCACCATCAAGAAAAAAGCCAAATATCATATCGCCTTCTTTTGGAGTATACACCGATGATGTGTTTACAGGAATGCTCGGCATTGCCCACGGTAAAGAACTTGTAGGCACTTGAACTTTATTTGGATTGTGCCATCCAATACAACGAACACGACAACGACCAAGCTTTAGTGGATCTTGTCTATCTTCAACAACACCTGTCCACCAAATGAAACCGTTTTTGCCGGCAAAATCTTTCTTTTCAGATTGGGATATCATGTTCTATATGATTTGTTATATGATTGCAATAATTCATTTTGCGACGGACTGCTGACATAATCAGCCGGGTTGTTAGTCGAATCCGAAGCAACTTCAATAATAGTAAGATGTCTAGTTAATCCAATAATATGTCGTGTACCCGTAATAATATATTTACCACTTAAAGATAAATCTTCGTTATCTTTACCTTTTTGATGTGGACCGAAGCCCTGTGTTTTAAAATCAATGTTTTTGCCCGAAGTCAATTGAAAATTTCCAGGCATTGTGATCTTTAATCTTTTTGCCAGTAAATTTGAAAGAATCGATCTACGCTGCGTTAAAATCATTTCATAAGATTCGTTTTTAGAGAGTGATGTTGGATCACTTTGTTTAACATAGTTACTGTCGCCTCTAATGTAATTAAAAACACTGAGTGCTTGCTTTGAGTCGTATGTTGTTCTTGTTGACGTTTCTTTATCTCTATTGTGTATTTCTGTGTTAATACTGTTTTTATTTGCGTGTTCAATTAGTTTATAAACGTCATCAAAACTAAACTCTCTGCTACCAAATGTTCTAGTAACTGGATCAAAACCTAAGAACGTTCCTGCATTAACACCCGAACGAATTTTATCAATAAGATCATCTTGTGATAATACCTCAAAACTTCTTGCACTACTTAATTCCAAAAATGCAGAATCGTCTTGGACATTTTTAGGAGAAAAATTTATATTTAAAATCGATCTTCTTGTAAGCAATGTTGATAACGATACAAAATTATATCCTTCAGCGTTACAAAAGAATATAAATTCTGGAGAATTCTTAATACCCATTGCCCGTTTTGCACACCACTCTACCGCATCCAAAGAACTTAAATTAGGTATAATAACTTTTCTGATACCGTAAGATTGCTCAAACGCTGCCCTGCTATTTCCTGGTATTTTTAATTCTTTGGTTAAAATCTTATTGATTATATCTGAGTATGTGCTTTCATAACTTCGATTAATCTTATTTTGATCCGAATATATTAACTCATCTGAAACGAAATGCAAAATATACGATTCGCTTGTTTGATTAATATTTTTTCGATCACTCTGTTTATAGATACGAAATGCTTTTTTAAAAGAAGCAAATCCAGATGCAATTCCTTTGTTGATACTCATTGAAATAACTTCCGAGCCGTCAAACGAAAGTCTTTTTGATAATTGCATGGCATCAACAATTAGAATGTTTCCTGATGCTACAGGCAAAAATAAAGAATCAAAAAGGTTTATCTCTTCAAACATGTTGCCAATAGGAACTGGTGGTCCTCCTTTTGTTTGAATAAAAATTTCCTCAATATTATATTGTGTTGGTTCAACTAATTTCATGACGGATTAACGATCTCTCTAAATTCACTCATTACAGTTGAAACAAATTCTGGTTTTAACAATCTTATTTTTCTTTTATCTTCGTTTAAGTTTTCTTCGTACTGATAATATGTTACAGTTTCTTTTGCTATAGTTTCAGTAATTGCTGTGCCATCTGACAAGGTATAGTTTGAAGTTGACGCGGCAACATTTGCATATGTGTTAGCATCAATTTCCAATTTTTCGGTAATTGTTTTATTGTCTGTAGTAATAGCGGTTGCTTTTCTTGTTACTACTTTATAATAAGATTTTATATTTGAGATATTTTTTGCATAAGCTAATCCTGCTCCAGTTGTACTATTATTTGCATATTCTGCTCCAGAGTATTTTTCATCAACGTACTTTGTGAACGAAGCATAATTGAGTGGCCAATCATATTGAGGATCAATTATATCGTTAAAGAGTAAAACAATCCAGTGTCTTTCTGGATTATTATAAAACTTTGCCGCTATGATTTCAGGAGTATCTGAATCTTTGATATCGTATGGATAAAATGCCGATGAATTTTCTTTCAGTGTAGATTCAAAAGCGAAACGTGTAATTATATTTGTAACTGTGTCCAGACTGTTGACGTTATTTGCGCCAGATGAATAAAACGTTACGGGAAAGTTATTAAAGTAATCTGCCATTTT